GTTGTTTTCTTTCAACAGCACACCTTCCTTAAATTGATAGTACGCTTCCATGTAGTTTGTTTCACCGCGGCTCTTACATAAATGTATGATCTCACGTGTAAACTTGTCTTTTCCTAGCTTAGTCATATCTTCAACTAATCTAGCAGATGAGCCCCAATAGTCTTTCCAATCAGTTTCAACTGTTTCCCTGCGCTTGTTTTTCTTGCCTTTTAGAGGTGGTCTCTTTTTGATTGTCTTGAAGTATTTCCTGCCAACATAATCATGTCCGTTGACAGTGTTAGTTATTCTATATATGAAGCCATAATACTCGTTGATATCCTCAGACTCAAAAGATTTACCAAGATAAGTCCAAGGATTATCATATGCCATATTACTTGCCTGTCATTGCATTTTTCTTATCTTGGATTTCTGCACGTCTAGCTTTTGCTAGTTTAGCTAAATCACCTAATGCACCACGAGCACGTGCCGCCGAAGCCTTAACACCTTTGCCTTCAAATTTTTCTGATTCTGCTACATATAGTTCTACTGCTGCTAAAATATCATCATGAATTGCCATGTTTACTTTTCCTTTTTAAAAATTATACTACCGATCTTGCTTGTTTCCTAGCGATTTCTTTACTAATCTTTGCCTTGTCTTTCTTGCGTTGTGTTTTATCTATTAATGCTGTTAATTGTGTTAGGTTTAACGGTCTTAATCTAGGTTTGCCACTTTTATATTGTAGTGGATGATTGTGTCTTTTACTTGGATGAACTCTTGCTGTTGCTCCGCCTGCCATATTACTCCTTTACCATTCGGTTGCGTATTGTTGATTTACCACTGATATATTACATTTAGTCTTGCATTCAGTCCAGGAAAAATTTTCAAATTTCTCGTCCCAGAATTGATCTTTCAACACAATATCTAGTGATTTTTCGTTTAAATTAAAACTCCGACCCAATTCCAACCATTCATTGTTGTGCGAATAACGATTAGCTACCCAACAACAAGGAAAGAAATCTCCTCGGCTGTTGATGAATAATCCCTTGGCACCAATACCACACAAGGCCTTGACACCATTTATTTCTTCAGCTGTTTGGTATAGTGCTAGATTAGTATCATACCCTACTGTGGATTCTTTTCGCCCAGAAAGATTAATAATTTTTCGTTGGAATCTATAATTACTACTGATTAACTCATCACGCGGCTGTAACTGATCATTTTCAGGATAGGCTGAATAAATCTTATGAAACTTGGTACTGCGGGTAATTTGAAACTGATCAAATCGTAATTTTCTTGCCAACTGCTCCATATCGTTTAATCGATCTTGATTAAAACTAAAAGCAATAGCGTCCCAGGTCATGTATGCATCGCTGACAAATCTAAATGCTGTAATGCCTGCTGTAATACTTATCCAATCGCTGTTAATTCTGTATTGCTCGTTGCTAGCCTGATCCCACCCATCTAAACTAAAATGTATATGATCATTATGATCTAATGTAATACCTAGCTGTTGCCACCATTCTGTGCTTTTATAACTTCCGTTGGTAACAATAACAAATTTAATTGGTTTGATGCTTTTAAAGTATTTGATTACATCTATTAGATCATGAGCATAAATTGGGTCACCGTCGTCCCCACAAAATGTAATTTTTTCTACATTATTCTGTATAAACTCTGGTGTAAAATTCTGTTTAAAGAAATCTAATTTTAATTCAGTATTAACTAAAGTGTCAGGAACCTCCGTGCGAGCACAGCGCGGGCATTTTAAGGTACACTTGCTAGATATTTCTATGTGCCAATGCCATGTTGCTAATTTCAAAACTCTACCTCGCGTTGCCATTGATTAGTAAAACTAGTCCCCGCTGTATTTTTAGTGCAAGTATCAGCACATATTTTGATTGGGTCATCATTCCAAGAGTTTTTTATAGTATCAAATTGATCAACAGTGTAGTTGGTAATTCCCAACCAACAACATGGATATAATTTTCCCGTCGCTGAAATATATAAACTCTTATCTTTTAAAATTTGGCATTCAATTACTCCGCTAGGTACAGTCGGATCCTTCCATAATGTTGGCGGACTTAAAAAATCCACAGGATGTAATTTAAATCTTCTACTAACTTTTGCTCGAAACCATTTAAATCCTAGATCTTTTGCCATCTGTTCAGCTTGATCAACCTGATGTTGATTGTGATCAAATACTAACATTTCCCAATGGGCATTACCACCAGCTTGAATAAATGCACGAGCATTTTGAACAACTTTGTCAAAATTAACATTTATTCTGTAGATGTGATTAGTATCAGCTAATCCGTCGAGACTGAATATTACGTAATCTTTTTGTGTGTTTAGCATATATCCTAGTTGACTCCACCAATCTGTATTTTTTATTCCACCGTTAGTATTCATGCCAAGTGTTATTGCAGGATTAAGTTGTCTAAAATACTTATAAATTTCTAAAGTGTGCTTGCCAGCAGCTGGGTCGCCATAATCCCCACACATAAACATTTTATCAAGATTGCGGATACTATCTTCATCTACAATATCTTTTATTTGGTCAACAGTTAAATGATGTAGATTAGTTTTATCAAATGTAAAATCAGTTTCTCTACTACACTGAGGGCAGGCTGCATTACAGGCATCAGTAGGCTCTATATGTAACACCTTAACATCTTGATTAGCTAATTTCAACATCGGTATTATAACTGGTAAAACCATTTTCTTTTACCACAGTAAGCACATTGTTAACACGCCCACCTAGTTCATCTCTGTGCGATACTAGCCAAATTGATTTATGTGAATCACGGCTCATCTTCTTAAGGATAGCCATGGCATTCTCTACACCACTAGCATCCATGCCCGAATCGATTAACTCGTCGATGAATAACAAGTTAATGGGTTGATATAAACTTTCCCATACATCACGGAAACTCCACGACAGTGAAAGTATTAAACGATTACGCTCACCTCTACTCAAGTTGTCAAAGTCAAGTTCTCGGCCTAGTTCAGTGATGTTGACGCTTAGGTCATTCATAAACACCACGGTATGGGGTAAGCCAATACGGTCAAGATATTGGCTCAGTCTGGCGTTCAAGTAGCTCAGATTTTGATCGATGATTCTCTTACGGATATAAGAATCTTTATTAGTTAATAGTTTGTATAGGAATTCTTGATGATCTTTGACGCGACTAAATTCATTCATCTTAGTATAATCAATCTCAGCAAGTGCAGTGGCCTTCATATCTGCGATCTGTTCAGTGTAGGGGTCTTCTTCTGCGGTCTTGCTGATGATCTGCTCTTGTATGCTGGCGATACTGCTACGATGTTGGATAGCAAGACCCTCATTGTCGTAGAATGTTTTAGGCTGACTACCTAGCTCGCCTAATTCTTGTTTTGCCAAGATCAGTGCTTCTAAATCTCCAGCATGGACACCTTGCTGTGTTTCTGCATCTTTAAGTTTGCTTTCTTTGATAGCCAGTAGTTCAATATGTTTTTCATCATGTAAATCTTGTTTACAAGTATTACATTTATGTTCACGTAGAGTAGCTATGTCACCAGTCAAGTTAGCGATACCATTAACTTCACGTGTTAGATCCTGTTCACTGCGTGCTATGGCTTTGTCTAGGTCTGTAATGTCTTTACGCCGTTGATTGTATGCTGATAGTTCTTTGTGTGCAAGAATCTCCGCGTCAATGTCTAATTTAAGTAATTCATCTAACGCTGACTGTAATTTAGCAACGTCATCCTTGCGTTTAGTTAACCACAACATCTGACGACGCTGTGTAGCTTCAATCTGTTCTTCAATACGCTTATTGGCATCAGTCACTGCCTTGATGTTGGCTTCTTCCTGTTGTATGGCGTCCTTTGTAGCCTTACTTTGCTCTTTGAGTGCCTCGGCTTTCTCACTCAATAAAGTAATACCCAACAGTTGCTCAATTATAGCACGCTGATCGTTTGGCTTTAATGCTAGGAATGGTTCCGTATATGTATTCAGAGCCACCACGTGCTTGAACATCTCATGACTCATGCCCAATAAACGTTCTATCTCTTGTTGTGTTTCTCTGCTGTCACCTTGACTATTGTCGTCTTTGGCTTCTTGTTCTTGTTCACCTATGTAGAATTTTAATACATTGGGTTTACGTCCACGTTCAATCTTATAGTCAATGCCATTGACTTCAAAGTCAATGGTGACCAACATGGCTTTGGTATTAGTTTTGTTAACTAGATTATCTTTGCGGATGTTAGTCAGTGCTGTACCATATAGAGCATAACTCAGTGCATTGATGATAGTAGTCTTACCTGTACCATTTCTAGCACCCGTGTCATCACCACCCAGGTCAATGTTTTCACCTAAGACCAGTGTAAGGTCTTTGCGGTCAAAGTTAACAGCCTGGGTGCTATTGCCCACGCTCATGAAGTTTTTAACTGTGAGATATTTTATCTTGAACATTTAGTCATCTTTAGATCGTTTTAAGTTTGCCAAACATTGAGTATCTATACGTTGTAATTGTCTTTCTGTAAATTCATTAATTAAAAAATTATAGTTATAGTTTAGCACACTTTCCATATCTTTTCCTAGTGCGACAAGCTCATCAATTGATTTTTGACTTATCTCATGTATTATTTTATATACAGCTTCGATGCGCTCTGCAGGATCTTGTATACTATCATAACTTTCATCCCACCATCGATCAAATGTTTGGAACCCATACTCTTTTAATTTTTTAAGATTTCCCATTGGACCCAACATTACAAATGGTCTTTTAACCACAATACCCTTAAAACTTTTTTCAGTCAGATAGATCCCAGGATAAGACATCATGGTTTCATTTGTGATGTATAAAAATCCTTTTTGGATTATTAAATTATTATGTTGATTATAATTACCAGATTCTGGAATAGATTCGGAAAAATTCTTATAAGAAAAATCTGATGTAACAGATTTTAAAAATGTATCGTAGATAGAATTTAATTTAGGAGAATTAATTACCCAAGTTTCGTTACATCTCGTAAAGGGAGTGATATTGATAAAATCAATATATGGTATATTATCATCTGTCAGATTTGAGGCTTCTATATTATCTATATTTCCATTTAATTTAAAAGAAATTAGCCCACGATCTAATAAATTTTCATTTTGAAATAAAGAAAATAAAGCAATTCTGTGTTTTCTCGGGATTCGACTCAAATATATAAATGATTTTTCAATATGATTCAAGTTTAGTTCTACAGGTTCAACAGCATCAATATCTAAAAATATATCAATCCAAGAATAAACGGGGCCAATTCTACATGGATCATTACCATATAATTTTTGTACATCTACTGTTTCTGAATCTCTATGATCTTGATGTGTTAACATAATACAAAAATAGTTAGGAATATCTAATCTATATAAGATTTTTTGTATATTATGAAGTATTACTCCGTATTTTTGATCAATATAATATTCAGTATCATCAAAATGAAAGATAATTCGATCATTGAGATCAAAGGTATCTTTTTTCAAACTTTCTAATAATTTAAATAATCTATTAGGGCAATAATCATATTCCACTACTGAAATTACCGCTAAGATGTTAAAATAAGCCGCACATTTTTGTATTACTGTTGGTAGTTTTAAGTTTTGTTTAGGACTCATTCTATAGATGCCTATAGATATCTAATAGTAAATTTGGATCGTAATGTTCACTTGCGATATTAGTTAATTGGCTAGTAACGATACTGTCGATACTTTCAAATTTGATATTGCCCAGCATGATATCCGTGCCAATGTCTGTATTTTTAACTGGTAATAATGTCAGTTCACGTAAGTTGTAAGTACCAACAAATGTTTCTTTGATAAATGTTGCTTCTTCATAACTGATATCAATGTCTAGGTTAACACGACAATGCATGTTTGGTAGCAGTAAGTTCTCTGGAGTTCTAAGCACATCACTTAGATTATACACCCGATACATAGGCTGTCCTGGCCACGAATGGAATACAGGCTCTTGTCCCCATTCTAAGATCATCATACCACGTGCATCATCGCCAGCGTCAGCATAGTTGTGTGGGAAACAGTTACCCATATAGGTAATATTACCACGTGTCTGACGTTTATGGAAGTGTCCAGTGAATACTTTCTCTACACCATTGAACGCACCTTCTTTGATCTCACCAGTGTCTGGCATAGCTACCATGGCATTCATATAGAAGTGTGGTAGTTCTAAATGCCCAAACATATACTTGGCTGAGATCTTACCTAGCTTTTTGTGGTCATCACCAACTAGCCAAGGAACGATACTGACATCACCTTCTTTGTAGAAGTCATTGATGATCTCAATGTTTGGTATATGTCTAGCCCACTCAGCTGATTGTATATCACGCTTGTCTCTATAGTATAGATCGTGATTACCTGGAATAAAGAACACACGATCAAAGGCCTTGCCTAATAACTCTAGGGCAGTAAGACTATAATTCAGTGTGACTATGTTGATCGCCGCACGATTGTTATGCCAGTCGCCGGTCATGAAACAGGTATCACAGCCCTCAGCTTTGGCGGTTTCTATGAACCATTTGACAAAGTTAAGACAATCGTCGTTGTGTGTGCTACTGTTAGACTTTAACCCAAAATGGATGTCAGTCAGAACAGCCGCCTTCTTAAATAGATTAGCCATAGTT